TGAGCTTAGGGGCCAGCTCCCGACGGGCGGGAATGAGCTCCACGGTCTCCATAGTGCCGTCCTCCCGGGGGACCTGAGTGGTTTCCGCCGGGAAGTCCTGCATCTCCATGATGGTCCGTCCGAATACGTCCCGCAGGTACATCCCGGCCCATTGGTCGTCGTACACATCCCCCACCACGGAGGGGGCGGCGGAGACGATACCCAAAACAAAGTCGTCCTCTGGCCCTGCCAGCCGCAGGCGGTCACCCTCCAGGGTCACAAACAGGCCCGCGCGGTCCTCGGCATCCGGGTTGCCGTCTAGCCACTCAAAGAGTTCGGCGTAGTCCGCGCCGCTGGAGTTCCAGGCACCGACGCCATAAGCTCCTCTTCCAGAAACTCTAAACGAATTTGCACGGGTAGTTTCGCCTCCACCGTTCCCCACAATAAATGTTGTTTGCGTTTGCCCGGATATACTAATATCTGATTCCTGAGAATCTACATTAAAAGATCCGATTACAAATTCTCCCGCATGGGCAATCGTACCCATTCCTGATGCGTGAGAAAAATTTCCAGATGCAACGGTCTGCGTTCCTTCTGCATGTGCTCCCCATTTCAGCGCTTGTGTTTCATATCCCTCTGCATGAGAAGATTTTCCAGAAGCGACTGTGGCTTCCCCTTCGGAGTGCGAATAATTTCCATTTGCGTTAGTATTCTTGCCTTCCGCATGAGAACTTATCCCGCTAGCAGTAGTCTGATGTCCCTCTGCATGAGAACCATAATTGCCTGAAGCGGTTGTAGAGTCTCCCTCTGCGTGAGCCGCTCCACTAGAAGCTACTGTGGCAGAACCTTCGGAGTGGGACGAATTGCCTTGCGCTCGTGTGTTATATCCTTCTGCGTGCGAATAGTTTGCGGTTGCTTGAGATTTCCAGCCTTCAGCATGACAACACCATGCCCCTGTGGCAAATGTGTCAAGTCCTTCTGTGTGAGAACATTTTCCTGACGCCGTTGTACATCTTCCTTCTGCATGGGAGTTATCTCCACTGGCAACATTACCAGCGGTTACAGCCCCTTCGGAAGAATATGCTCTTTTTTTATAATCATTAAAAATCTCCGCTCCAGCGCCCGCTGTTACCGTCTCTCCCTGCACCGGCTCCACAGTCTGCCCGGCCATGGAGCGGCCCACGCCGGGTTGCGCCACCGCCACCCCCTCTGCATTAAACCCCACCACCTGTCCTGCCGTGCCGGTGAGCTTGTCCTGTTTGGCGGCAGCGGCAGCGGCGGCCTGCTCGGCGGCAGCTTGGGCGGTCTGCGCGGCGGCGTCCGCTGCCTCTGTGGAGCCTGGCGGACCTTGGGGCCCCACCGGGCCCTGTTTGCCCTCTGGGCCTTCCGGGCCCTGGAGGCTCCCCACATCCTGCCACGCCTGGGCGTCCGCACTCCAGAGGTACACGGTGTTGTCCTCCGGGGTACCCACAGCGTAGGCGTCCCCGGTCTGCCCGGCGGGGTGAGCGGACTCCAGCTCCGCCAGGGTGTCAAACTTCCCCTTAACCACAAAGGAGGTCCCGTCCGCTCCCGGCTGACCCTGAGGGCCGATAGGTCCCTGCTTGCCCTCCGGGCCCTGGATGCCCTGAATGCCCTGTTCCCCTTGGGGGCCCTGGGCGGGCTTGCCGGTATCCTGATACGCCTTGGCCTCCGCGTTCCAGGTCCACCAGGTTCCGTCCTGGATGACCGGGGGCTTGCCAGAGTATTCCTGGGCGGTCTGCGCGGCGGTCTGGGCTTGCGCCACGGAGTCCCCCACCTTGCCCACCGCCTCCAGCGCCTCACTGGCGGCGTCCTGGGCGGCCTGGACGTACTGGGATACCCCCTGCCTTGCAAAGCCCTTGATTTGCGCCCCGGTGAGCTTCACCGCCTGTCCCTGCTGCTCCACGGCCAGCAGGGAGTCGTCGTACAAATCCGGCGCGGCGGGCAGGCTCCCGATGGTCTTGTCAGCCATGGTCTCCCTCCGTTCCTGTTTTTCCGTCGTTCGTTCTGGTTTTGCTGTAAATCGTTCCCGCCAGGGTCCAGGCCTGGCGCAGGTGGGCCCGGATACCGGATACCACGTCCACCGCGTCCCCCTCCACCCGCAGGGCGGATACCAGCTGATAGGCCTGGTCCAGCTCCTTCTTCAATTCATCCATCTGACGCACTCCTTTCCAGCCCGTCCACGCGGGCCTTCAGCTTTTGAATCTGCTCAATACACAGCGGGAGAAACTCGCTATATCGCAAGGCGTAGTCGTACCCGCCGTCCGCCCTGGGGGATTTGATGAACCCGGCAAAGTCCTGGGTGTCCACCCCGCAGGCCCCCAAGGCCGCTTCCACGTCCTGGGCGCACAGGCCCAGGTGAATCCGGTTGGACTCATTCTGGTTGAACCGGAAGGAGACAGGCCGCAGGGCGTCAAAGAGCCCGTCGTACCCCTCCAGACCATAGACCATGTCGTGCTTGGCGTTCCGGTCGGAGGTCTGGATGGTCCCTGTGGAGGCGTAGACCGCGTTCCACCGCTGCCGGGATGTGCCCAAATACCCCACGCCGTCCCTGGAGGGGACCACCGCAACCGGGTCGAAGGGGTCCCCCACCCGCACCACACCGTCGCCCAGCTGTAGGTCGGTACCCGAGCCGCTCGCAATATACACATGCCCGGACTCCCCGGTGAGCCGCAGGGCCCCCCGGCTGGACAGCTCCACGGCATAGTCCGCCGTGGAGGCCCCCGTGAGCTCCAGGGACCCCGCCCGGCGCTCCGCGTCGGTGTAGAGGTTGACCACCTGGCCATACAGGTCCCGGACGCGGAGGGTGTCCGTGTCGATGTTGCCCCCGTTGATGATGGTACTGCCCTGCGTTTCCAGGTCCTCGAAGGTCACCATGCCCCGAAAGTAAATCTCCTGGGAGGCCAGGGTGGTCCGCCCTGCCAGCAGCTCAATGGTGCTGGAATCCCGGCCGTTGGAGACGGAGAGGGTGAGGCTGTCCACATACTGCTCCAGGCTGGACACCTGATTGTCCACCCCGGTGATCCGGCTGGACAGGCTGGCGGCGGTCTGCTCCAGGGTGGAGAGGCTCCCCTCCACCCCCTCCACCCGGCTGGTGACGCCATTGAGGGAGACGGTAAACTCTGTCCGCAGGCCGTTGGCGGTGTCCTCCACCCGCTGGGTGATGCGGTTCAGCTCCACCGTCACCGACGCGGACAGGCCCTGGACCTGGTTCTGGACCTCCAGGCGGATTTGCTCCGCCGTCTTGGTGATGGAGGACCGGGTTTCGGCGATTTTCCGGTTGATTGCGGCGATGGTGGGGTCGGTGAACTGGTACTCGCTGTCGATTTCTTCCGGTCCCGGTGCGGCGATGTCCGCCGTAAAGAGCCCGTCAAAGGTCCAATCCAGCGCCGCCGCCACGGAGTACACGCCCCCAATGGTCACCCCGTCCCCCAGCTCCGCCGCCGGGTCCAAAAGGGCGTCCTGGGCGGTCAGGGGCCGGTAGCGGTACTCCCCCAGCGCCGCCAGGAGGGCGTCAGCCATCGCCTGGGTGGCGTAGGGGCAGGTCAGCTCCAGAGTCCGCCCGGTGTCGTTTCCGGCCTCCAGATAGTGGCTGTCGTCCACCAGCAGGACCACCTTGGACACCGGCTGGAGGGCGGGGGCCGTCTCCAGCGCCGCCGCCCGCTGGCCCACAAAAATATTATCCGACAAGGATGCGGTCACCTCCAAACACAAGCGGATCCCCGTATTCGTCCACCAGATAATGTGTCTCAGCCGGGAGTCCCCCCAGCCGCAGGAGCCGGAGCTGTCCCAAATCGTTCATGACGAAATTCCCACCATGGGCGGCGGCGATGAACCGCAGGATATCCCGCCGGGTGTACCCGTTGGCGGGGTAGTCGATGGTATACCCATGATGGATTTGACTGCGGGGGTCCACGGTGGTCCCCATGAGCCGGGCCAGCTCCGCCGCCGCCTCGTCCATGGGCATGGGGAACTCCAGGTCCTGGCCGGGGACCCACTCCGCCTCCCCCTTGAGCATCCCGTCAAAGCCGTGGAGGGTCAAGGTCAAGTCCTCCGTCCGGGTGTCGATGAAGTAGACCCCCTTTTGGAGCCATTCGGAGTGCTGCGCCCCGTTGGTCAGCCGCACAAAGGGGACCAGCTCCGCCATGCGAGGGATGTCCCCCCAGCGCCGCAAAACGGCCTCCAGCTCACCGGCCACCGCGCCCCCGGCGGTCATAGGCCCCCCGGCAAACATGCCCCCAAAGGTATGCAGGGAAATCAGCCGGTCCTCTCCGTAGTCCTCCCCGGCGATTCGGAGCTTGACCTCTTTGCGGGCCAGGGGGTCCCGGAGCAGCCTCTGATACAGCGCACTGGTCTGCCGCATACTACACTTCCTCCAGGGTAAAGGTTACTCCGCTCCAGTAGGTAATGCCGCCCCGGACGGTCTTTTCAGCCGCCTCGGGGCCCGTCACGTAGAAGCGGCGGGTCTGCTCCGCGCCGTTCCGGCCGGTAAAGGTCACAGCCGCCGGGGAAATTGCCAGGACGGCGGTCATTGCCGCCAAGGTCACATCCCGGACCTCCGTGAGGGCCACCCGGAGCCCCGCCTTGCGCACCTGAGCGCGGTAGGCGGTTCCGTCCAGGGCCACCACCTCCCGGCTCTGGCGGAGGATATCATACTGTTGAATCCCCTCCGCCTGGGCCCACCGGGCAAAATCATAGCCGTTGACCGTCAATGCTGCCTGCATGTCCGCCCCTCCTACTCTAAGAACCTTTGGCCCGGCGCTCGCCCTGCTGGTAACTGGTAATGAGCTGGCCCACCCTGCGGCCGCTCATGGATACCACAGAGCCGTCCAGGCCCCTTTTCACCGCCTGGGCCAGGGCGTCGTAGTCCAGCGGGTTTTCTTCCTTGCTCCAATCCCTGCGGTGGACTGCCGTTTCACTGCCCTCCTTGGGGAGCTGGGCCATAGAGCGGTCAAGCCTGCGCTGTGCCGCCGCCATTTCTCCAGAAAAGGCCCAGCGCAGGTCCTCCCGCAGCCTGCCCATGTCCTGGAGCAGAGGGGGACCGCCCGCCTGAATACCCTGGCGCAGTCCATCCACAAATTCCCGGCCCCAATCCGGGGCCTGGGCGGTGAGCTGCTCCATTTGGGCCGCGATACCGTTCCCTAGGGCCTCTGTTGTGTTCATAAGGGGGGAGATATCCAGCTCGGGAGGGGTGATATCGTCCATCTCTGCGGCCGCTTCCGCCGCCTGCGTGGTCCGGTCTATGTCCTTCACAATGTGCCGTTTGACTGTATCATACTGCCCATCCCAGCCGATACCCACGCTCTTGCCCATGTTGCCGCCGATGCCCCGGTACACCCGTGATGGAGAGCGGATGCCCAGGACGCCCTTGACGGCGGAGGTGATGCCGCTGAAGAACCCGGTCACCTTGTCGCGTATCCACCGGCCCATGTTCTGTATGCCGGTCCACACGCCGGTGACGATATTTTTGCCGATGCCCCGAAAATCCTCTCCCGCCTTGCTGAAGCCGCCTACGATGGAGACAATCAGTTTCGGGACTGCCGCTACCAGCTCGGGAATCGCGCCCACCAGCCCTGCGGCCAGGGTGAGGATAATCTCCACCGCCGCCGCGCCGATTTTCGGCAGGTTGGCCGCCAGAGTGGCCACAATATTACCGATAATTTCGGGGGTCCGCTGGGCCAGCTTGGGCAGGGCCTTAATGAGCCCCTCCGCCAGGGCGGTAATGAGGGAAGGGGCCGCGTCGATGAGCTCCCCCAGGCTGTCCGGGTTGGTGAGGGTCTCCACCAGCTGAAGCACCGCGTCCACCCCCGCCGGAATGAGCTCCGGCAGGGCGCTCCCGATGCCTTGGGTCAGAGTGGTCACCAGCTCCAGCCCTGCGCCTCCCATGTCGGGCAGGCCCGCCAGAATGCCGGAGACGATTTCCCCCAGCACGGTCCCGCCCGCCTCCAAAAGGCTGGGCAGGCTGGCCGAGATAGCCTCTAGGAGCGCGCCCATGAGCTGGCCCGCCGCCTCCGCCGCCTGGGGGGCCTTCTCCGCCAGGGTATCGGCGAACTCCGTGATACCCTGGGTGAGCTGGTCCACACCGCTCTCGTCTCCAGAGGCCAGGGCGGCGATACCGTCCAGCATCTGGGTGATGGAGGGCATAAAGTCCGCCTGGACGGAGGTCTTGATGTTGGCGACGGCCTCCCCCACCCGGCCCAGGGACTCATCCAGGGAGGCCTGGGCGTCCCGCGCGGCCACAATGGCCTCGTTGTTCCGATAAAAGGCGGCGCTGGCCTCGTCGTATGTACCGGACAGAGTGCTCATAATGAGCCGGTTCCGGTCGGATTCATCGGTACACTCCGCCAGCTTGGCGTTGAACTCGTCCTCGGAGATTCCCGCCCAGTTCAGCGCGTCCGCCAGGGAGCCGGTAATCTGCCCCACCTTGGCCGTCTCGTTGGCCGACTCAATCAGGCCCTCAATGGGGAGGCTGTCGCCGAAGGTGCCGGACACCCCGGCGGCAATCTGGGTCCACTTGGTCAGGTCCTGCTCGTTGTCCGCCAGCTTGGCCAGCAGCTGGGAGGCCTCCACGGCGGTGTCCGTGTCTCCCAGGATTTTGTAAAACTCCCGGTAGGCCGTCTGGGCGGAGTCAGAGGAATACCCCGCCGCCTCATAGGCGGTCTGGAGCTTCCCCTGTGCCGCCCGGTATTCCTCCGTGGCGCTGTCCAGGTTCAGCAGGGAGGACACCAGCTCCCCCACGGCGGACACCGCCGCCTCAACACCGGCGGAAATCAGGGTGCCCATAGCCACCGTCATAGCGGAGAGCTTCCCGCCGGTGTTTTCGGCCTGACTGCCCAGGTCCTCCATGCCGTCCCCGGCCTCATCCAGGCCGTCGTCTATGTGCTCCAGGGCCTCGTTATTCTGGGACAGCTGGCGCTCCATCTTGTTGAGGTCCGCCGTGGCGGTGTTGACCGACGCTTTCCACTTCAGAGTCCGGTTGTCGTTCTCCCCAAACGCTTTTGTGGCCTCCGTCAGGCCCTCGTTGAGCTTGGCCAGCTTTTCCTTTTGAGCGTCAATTTGTTTGTTGAGGACTTCATTCTGGGCTGTCAGCTTCTCCGCGCTCTGGTCGTTCCGGTCATAGGCAGAGGTGACCGCCTTCATCTCCGTACCAAGGGTCTTGATGTTCTGATTGATATTGGTGATAGCCGCCCGAAACTCGGATTCACCCTCTATCCCAATCTTGGGCCCGATATCATAGGCCACGCGCTCACCTCCTGCCGCACCGGCTCATCTGTTCAAACAGGGAGCCGCCCCGCTGTATCTTCTCCTTCGCGCCGCATTCGGCAATCTGCCAGCAGGCGATTTGGTCAAAAACCCGGCCCACGGGCAAATACTCCACCTGGGGCCGGGTCAGGCCAGCCTTAGCGCCGTTGTAGTACAGCCACGCCCGGCTTACGGCTCCGCCGGGGCGGCTGCGTCCTTTTTTGGCTCGGCTTCCACCTCCCGCTTGGTATCGCCCGAGATGGTGGAGAAAATAGCCCTCACCGCCGTACCGCTGGTCACATCCAGCAAATCCGAGGGGGCGCAGGTCAGCGGCTCGGGCAGCTCTCCGCCCTCCGCGTGGACATAGACCCGGCCGGCCTGCATCAAAATTGTCAATACCTTGTTGAAAGCGTCCATCTTGGCTCGAATGCCGCCCTGCATCAGGGATTCACCCATTTTTGTCAAATCACCAAAGGCGTCCTCTAACGCCGCCGTGGCCGTCAGGGAGCAGCACAGGGGGTGGCGCTTGCCCGCCAGCTCGATATAATTCACCTTCATGCTGCGCCCCCCCCGTCGTTCAGCCGCTCCATAGCCTCGCTGATTGCCGCTTCCGCCTCGGGCTCGGGCTTGCCCAGGATGCTGTAAATATAGGCAATCGCCGCGTCCTGGGTGGGGAACACGTACCGGTCATGCCAGGGCTCCCCGTTGCCCATGCGGCCCATAACGGCCCCCTCCAGCTCGTTGGTCTGCCACTCCAGCGACTCCCCCATGGTCTGGGCGGACTCGGCGGGCATTTTGTAATCTACCCCCCGGAAGAGGACCACCTCATGGGAGCGGACCCCGTTTTCCTGGTTCATGCGGATGTAGGCCGCGCCCACGGTGGCGGCGGTTTCCTCACCGGTATAGGAAATGCCGGTGCCCGTCACGGGCTCCGTCTGGCCCTCTACTGTCACCTGAACCGTTTTGAGCTCCAGGCCGTAGATATCCGCCACGGCCTCCAGCTTCAGCCGGGAGGTGGTGTGGGTCAGGGTACCGCCAGAGGCCCCGGAGGTGTCATTCTCCTGGACCCGGTTGTTGGCGTAGAGGGGGTTGCCCTCCGATTGGTTGGGCTCAAAGCTGGCATCGATGGCCTCCCCCAGCAGCTTGGTCCCGCCGGTGTAGCCGGTGACGGATCCATCGGTCAGGGTGGCTTTGGCGTAGAAGATACCGTAAATGCCGATTCCGGCCATGGTGCATCATCCTTCCATAACTTTTTTGGTCTTTTCGTCAATGGTATTTTTCATGGACGCAATGGCCTCCTTACGTTTGGCGGCCACGGCGTCCTTGATAAAATGGTTGGCTTTCATGAATGTGGTTCCCCGCTCCACAGACCGGGCCAGCATCGCGACAGGCTGGCCGTTTGGCCACCGCTTGGTACGGAGCTTGCTGTAGCCGGAAAAACCGATTTTCACATCAAAATGCCCACTCCGATCCTCCTGCATAGGAGCAATGCCCAGGCCGCTGGCAATCGCCTGTGCCTCAATCTTTCTGGGGCCCTTGGCAGGGTGCTCTGGAGTTCCCCAGTGCTCATCTGTGGGAACCGCAGTAATTCTTTGGGCAATCTCATCAGCTACGATTCCTGCCGCACCATAGATTGCCTCTCCTATGACCTCTTTCTTATACTGGGCACTCAGTCTGGAGAGTGCCTTTGTGTACTCGTTCAGCCCTTTCAATTCGATTTTTGCCATTAGCACACCTCCCAATCCCATGTGTGGTGAAAGAACCCTGTCTCGTCCTCATAGTCCGCGCCCAGGTACCGCCAGGCGATTCCAGACCGGTCAAAGGACTTCCCCAGGGCCTCCGCCCACGGGTCAAATTCAATTTTGGTAAACAGGTCTGTGGACCCGGTGACCGCCCGTTCCTGGTGAATGCCGTTGGCCTCCAGGTCGTTGGAGCCGTCCTCCTGCCACACAAAATAGCGCTCCGACTTCATTCGGGCGGCGTGGCTCACCGCCTGCGTTACCGCCAGGTGGGCGGAAATGATACGGTCCTGCCAACTCACGCAATCCCTCCTTTCAAAAATTCATAAATCTAAAATGCCAGGGCTTGCGAAACCGGCCTTTTTCGGTTATACTGAACACGGAAGCACCAGAAGCGCCGTGAAAAAAGGAGGCACTAAAATGAACATGCAGGAGAACGCCAGACTGATTCTTGGGCTCCGGGCAAAGGGCTGGACCGACACAGAGATTGCGGATTTCCTGCTCTGGATTGAATCTGGAGATGAACAGTACAAACCCAAGGGAAACGACGCCTGATATGCAAAGGAGGTGCGGGCTGTGGGAACCGAAAAGGAGCGTAAGGACACTCAGCAGGCAACGCTTTATGAGCTGCGGCGGCTGCTGAAGAACAGCGGCAAGGAGTCGTACACAGTAGAAGAGCTCTGCGAGCTGCTGGACACCATTGCCGACGCAAAAGCGCAGGAGTAACCGCCTACAGGAGGCCCGCGGGGGGCCCCCCCCGGCCCCCCCCCCC